GTAAAAAGTTTTGTGACTCTTTTGTATATCTAAAGTTAGATGGTCTATCTAAATCAATCAATCTATTTTCAGCATTTATAGTCACTGTAGAGCCTTGTGGTGTATCTCCAATAGTCAAGGTTGTCATTCTACCTTTAAACAAAGTTAGAGTACCTGCAACTTCATTCGTGCCACCCATAAGGTATCCAAGATGAATAGTTACGAATCTGTTTTGATAATTTTCTGATAAAGCTAAATTTAGAACAGTTGTATCCATTCCACTTAAAGTTATTACTACACCATTGGATTGTAATTCTGTGCCTTCTTCTACGCTACTTATTGACAATAAAGAACCTGCACCAGTATATGTTTCAGAAGCTATAGTTAAATCATCTGTACCTGACCACAATAAAACATCTGAAGTATCAAACTCAGCTTTTATTGCTATGAACATTGCCTGTTCATCAGCACCTAAACGATTGACAATAGAGCTATCTATACCCTGTCTAGTAGCCATATTAAATAACCTCTATACAAGCAAATGAAATACCATAATTAGAGATAGCATCTGCACTCCAACTCACTTCATTTGTAGTAAGCCTAAAATTACCTTTAGGATTTGTGAAAACGACATAGTGACCAGTCGCTAAATCTGACCTGAGTTTAGGTTGTGTCTTTACTGAATATTGGTCTGTAGTAGCATTGGTAAATGTAGCATCTTCAGTAACCATAACTAACTGGGAAGGCGTACCAGTAGAGTTCGCTGCCGATTGGATACTCAGGTAGTCTCCCTTCTTTATTGTTCCTGTAGCACTAGTAGAAGAAGCCTTCAAAGATAATCCAGTAGCACCTTTTACATTGGTTCTTACCTTACAACTTGCTGTTGAGTTTTCTGTAGTGAAATCACCATCAGTTACTACAACTGTATTGCTTGTTTTAGTTGTTATCTTATGTGTTCCATTATTTTCTTCATTAACAGCACCAGTAACTACAATAAAATCTCCCACGATTGCGTTAGCAAAAGTAGAAGCACTTGCTGTTATTCTCCCTGAAGTTGTGAAGGATAAAGTAACTGAAGTATTGTTAACTCTTATCTCAGAGATCAAAGCAGTGGCATCATAAGTTCCTTTATTAACTAGAGCATCAGGGTCAGTGAATTTAAAAGTATTTACAGGACCATTTAAGTCCAATAAGAATGTCTGCCAATTTAAAGCAACATCTCTACGCATTGCTGGTAAAGAAACTTCAGCAGTCCAGTAAACCCCATCATATTCTTGGGTTTTAGTTTTACCTGTAAAGGGTGAAGTAGTAGTACCCACAGTCCTTACTAGTGAAAAATTACTCCTATTAAAGTTAGGACTTGTCGGCATTGATATTAATTTAGCCACCTTGCAACATTCTCCTATAATTACCGCCACGCATTGCAGCTTCTGCTACAGCACCTTTTGTTACATCTGCTATCTGTGGCATCATTTTCATAACCTCTGCTCTAACAGTAGGTACAACACCCACAGCAAAGTTAATAGATTGATTTATAACTGTGCCACCACCACCCATAGCATTTTTGCTGTTCATGTTGTTCATAATAGAGCCACCAGTGTTAGGCACAAATATTTCAGGACCTCTCTCACCTACTAAAGTTGCTCTACCACCTTGTATTGTTCCACCACCTGCTGAACCATAATCAAATTTTGGTCTTGGCATATTCATAGGGTCAAAAACTGGTGCTCCACTAGTTACACCATTACCACCACCAAAAATTGCTCTTGGGTCAAATGTTTGCAATGCATTATCACCTGTTAAACCAAATATGTTATTTAATATTTGGTTTACTACAGCTAACTGTAAAAATATAGTAATTATTTGTGAGACCATGCTTCTAGCAAAATCTTTAAAACTAGCTAATGCGTTCTGTCCATCCATTAATGAATCTACAAATTGTCCAGTAAAAGCCTGAGAGCTGTTTATAATAGCCTGTTGCATTTCATCTGAGAATGTTGCAACTGTATCTAGTTCGTCTGATAATTTTTGTAAATGGTCTATAACATCTTGCATCTCGCTAACATCTTTTACACCAAGAAAAGCCATTATTCCTTTTAATTCAGCATCATTTTCTGTAGACATCAAATTTTTTATATATTCAATTTGATCACCTAATTTTTTTGATTGAGGAATAGTATCATCAAATAATTTTTTAAATGTCTGTTGAAAATCTATTAAACCATCTATATTACCTGCATCAAAAACTACAGGCTTATCTCCTTGCTGTAATTGTTGAACAAATATTTGTCTATCTAAATCAAAAACTTGTAGCTGTAACTGATAATACTTATCCATTTGTTTTTCATATCTTTTATATGCAGTATTATTTTTATCACCTAATGTACCAATCTGTTTAAAAGTTTCGTCAGCAGATTTTTTTATAGCATCAACACGTGCTTGTCCTTCGCTTTTTTGTTCTTCTAAAGTTTTTCCAGTATCAATACCAAAATCTTCTAAAGTTGAAACTCCTTGTGATGCTCTTATAGCTTTACTCATAGAGTTAGCTAATGCGTTTAATCTATCTGCCATACCTTTAAGAAAGTTACCAAGACCAGATTTAAATAATTCATCTCCTAGTTGTTTAAAGGCAATAACCATATTTGAAGTTTTAGTAGAAAGGTTATCCATTTTTGATTCCATAGCACCACCAAACTTTTCAGATAGTCCTTCTGTAAGTGCTTTGACCATTTCTGCTGCACCTTCAGCAGTTTTACCATATTCTGCAATGTCATCTTTTGTAAGATTCAGTTTTTCACCAAGAATACCTAAAACATCTATACCTCTATCAGAAATCATATTTAATTCTTCAAGACCCATACCACCTGAAGCTGACCTTTGCACCATTCTAATTAATGCTTCAAATGTTCCTAAAGAGTCTACAGAAACAGATGCAGTATCAGCAAAGGTTTGAAGCATGTCCATGCTAGGTTCTATACCTGCTGATTTTAGAGCTATAAATGCTTTAGTAGCTGTTTCTATTTGGAAAGGTGTAGTTTGTGCAAAAGTAAATACTTTTTGCATAGCAGCATCGCCACCTTCTATACTGCCAAAGACCTGATCTAATGAATCTTTTAAATCTTCAAAACCTGCACCTACTTGTGCGACTTTACTTATAGCAACACCCATAGCGGCAAATCCTGCGACAGCAGCTATTGCACCACCTTTAACTTTACTTAAACCACCTGCCATACTTCCAAATGCAGCACCACCTGCTGCACCTGTGGTTCTAATTTTGCCTTCTATTTGTTTTAGTTCTTTTTTAAGCTGTTTAGTATCAGCTTTTATCTCAATTATTAGTTCATCAATTTTATTGCCACTAGCCATCAGGGTATAACTCCATCATTTCTTGTAATCTATCTGAGTCCATAGGTGTTTCTTTTTCTTCAGATCCATTAAACTGTTTAAAGCCTTTTAAAGCTAAATACATTTCACGAGGAGATATGTTCCAAAAGTCATCAGGTCTCATGTTCATCATACCAACACATATCTTATAAAAGTCTGTCCATTGTATTGGTTGAGTATTCACACTACTGGTTCTTTTTTTTTATCTTCTTCCTCATCTGAGTCGTTATCGGTTAGTGTTGCAGCTAAGAGTTTAGCTACTTCAGTTGAAGCAATTACTATGCCTACTTCTTGTATTATAGAACCTATTTTCTTGTCATCAAAGTCGTTTCCACCACCTCTTAGGGCATATTTTAAAACAACTATGAGTGTGCGTATACGAATTTTAGCTTCAGCTATAGCAGTAGCTAACTCTAGAATACCTTTATCTAATTCATCTTCTATTCTTACTAATGAATCTATAGTGAGCCTACATTTATAAGTTTCTTTGCCTAATTTAAGAGGTATTTCACCCTTTAGTGGATTCGCCATCTGACTTTTCTCCTTTCGGTTGACTTGCTTTTGCAAGTTTTACTTTAATAATTCCATCCCTTGTGTCAATCCATGAAGACATGACTTGCATGACTTTACCATTAACTTTGATCGTGTCTTTAATATCACATACAGGCATATCTAATTCTTCACCATTAAACATAGCGTGAACATCTTGATTGCCTATTTTAACGATTACTTTTTCCCAAGTCATAAGCTACTCCTTATTAAACTGCTGCGAATAAAATGTATCCTGCTGACTCAAAAGACATTGAGTAAGTAACTTCACCATTGTATTCACCTGCATACTCTAAACTTGTGATATTGAAAGCACCAGTATATGTACCTAAGTTTGGTATTAAGAACTGGAATGTTTCAAAAGCTGCTGTTTGAGAAGAAGAACCATTAGTTGTGTTTTGTTGTGCTTGGTAAGAAGTTCTTAAAGCAACTTCTGATGCAGAATCTGTAAAGACCCCTGAACCACTTATCGCTATACTATTCACCCCACCACCTGCTAATAAAGTTCTAGTGCCAAGACTATCCTTATTAGTAACATCTAGTGATTCATCAGATAAACTGATTGAAGATGATCTTAGTCCACCAATAGTAGTTTGAGTACCACTGATGTCCATTTTGATTAACATGTCCAAACCTTTTTGTGCTGCCATTTTATTCTCCTATGATAAAGTTAGTTTAGCCTAAAATTATTGCTCGGAATCGCATGACTCCATGCCGAGTAACACCATCTGGGTCTCTCATTATGTCGCTAAATTCAAATCTAAGATTAATTAAATTGAAACCAGTAACAGTTAAGTCTATATCATGCAATAAATCGTGAACCTTGTCCATTATTTCTTTAGTCTCTTTTGAACCTTTGTATTGCGACCAAATATGAATATTAACTGTATATTCTCCACCATTTAAATCTTTAGTGCCATAATCAATAGCAGTTTCTTCTCCAAGAGATATAAATGGATATGGATTACCTTCTATGACTTCATCATAAACACCACAAGATAACGTAGATGTAATAGCACTTACATTTAAGGCAGCATAGATCGCAGACTGTAATTGAAACTGACCTATACTCATTTTAAAATACCTTTTTTAAATAGTCCTTCTATTTTTCTTCTGTTCTTTTCTAATGCAGGTTGCATGAATGGTCTAGCATCAATTTGTGTTGTTCCAAACTCTAGTGCTTTTGAGTAAGGAGCTGCAGATATTATTTGACCAACAACAGTCCCATTGGATTTAACACTTACTTTCATTGTAATATTTTGCCCTAAAAATCCTGTATCTGTTGCAGGTGGTTGTCCTGCTGCTGATGCGGTATGACTTATATCACCTCTTTTGTAAGTTCTACCAGTTCCTCTTTTTTTAATACTTTCTTGTGCTGTATTTTCAACCATATTGGTAGCACGAGTTACATACTCTTTAACTTTGTTATCCTGTAATCTTTTATTCAATTTTTTATTGAAAGCTTTTAAATTTGTGATTTTTAAATCAATACCATC